ACGAACCGCCAATCATGGAAGGGCAGGATGGCTACAAGGTCTTACCGCAAAAGTATCATCACTACTCTTATTACTTTGAACAGGATGTGGAATTCAAAAGCAGGTATTACAAAGGTTATAGGTCGGTTCTGGCTAATTGGAGAACACTCCAAAAGCGCAGATTCGACTATCCCATATCTGCCAAACTTCTGCTCGGTTCAGGTACTTCGGTTGACCTCACTAACTCTTATATAACTACACTATCATGAAAGGATGTTCATCTTGCGGAGGTAGTAAGCCTAGGACTAGGCCGAAGCCACCCACTAAACCCAAGTTCTAATGTTAACCCCTGAGCAGTTATCCTATTTGGTCGATGAAATAACATCGATTCGTAATAAAGGGCAGAAGTCCAAAGGCATATCACTTTTTCGACAGGAAGAAGAGATATCGCAGAATGTTCCTGACTTCTTTCCCGGCTATGTATTATCCGTGAAATGGCTTGACCAAATCAGGATACATGCTCAAAAGGGGGTTTTCCCAAGTCTGCTATTTGCCAAGAATGCTCCCAACCAGACTCCCAAGGAGTTTGAATATGTTCGAGCCAACTTCAAGCAAACCACTCTCCAGGTATTCAAGGACATGGTCGATACCTATGGCCGAGCTTATCATGAGAATAACTGGAGCATCACTTATGCGCCCGATGCTGACCAATATGTCAACAGCGATACCACATTAGCCAAGTACCTAGATCAGGACTTTCCAGTCTATGGCAGCTTGGATAATTTCGTATTCACATTCCTGCCTCCATTGAAGTTGATGGATGCGATGGGAGTGGTTGCGGTCATGCCTTATGAACTCGACACCGTTGAAATCGAAGGCGAGGAAGTTTTGAATCCTGATGAATTGGTTGAGCCTTACACCAAATTTTACCATACTACCAGAGTGCTTGCATTTGATGAGGAATTCGCCATCATTGAAAGTGATGAACGCTCCAAGGTTGAATACAATAACAAGGAGGTGATGGATGGAATAGTCTATCTGATTTTCGATGATGAGTGGATTTACAAGGCTGTCCAAGTAGGTAAGAAGGTGGATTATCAGTTTGAACTGGTGCCATACTTCAACCATGCCACTGGTATGCTTCCGGTCAAGCGCGTGGATGGAATCAGCATCCAAATCGATGAGGTGATGATGCAGCAAAGTCCATTCCTTTACGCCACTGATGTATTGGATGAGGTTCTGTTGGATGCGGCCTTGCTTCGTGGAATCAAGCCGACCTGCACCTATCCATATCGTGTAATGATTGGAGACCCTTGCCAGTTCCAGATCAGGGTAGATGGCGAGAATCTGACATGTGATGGTGGCTTCCATTACCGCATGGATGGCTCCAAGAGCATCTGTTCCGAGTGTAGCGGATCAGGATTAAAGGACAGGATCAGTCCTTATGGAACATTGCTTATAAAACCTCAGACAAGCACCTCTCAAGGCGATAACATCAGCCCTGACTCGGCTATCTTCTATGCTGCCCCATCGACTGAAACGCCCCGATTCCTGCGTGAGGAGATTGCCCACAATATGAACCAAGCCTATGACATATTACACCTCAAGAAAACCAATAACAAGGTACAAGGCGGTGAAGGCATCACGGCTACCGAGGCGGCATCTGACCAAAAGGCACTCATCGCTGGAATCAAACAGAACTGTATGCAGCTGTTCGATATGTACCAATGGTGCATCGATATGGTTGGATTGATGCGATATGGTGACAATTACCGCCAGCCTACCATCAAGCGACCTGTGAACTATGACTTCTATTTGGAGAGCGATTACTTGGCTCAAATCAATGAAGCCATCATGGCCAAGCAGCCACCTTTCGTCATTCAGTCCATTATTTATAAATACTTGCAGACCTTATACTATCCTGATGTGCAGGGTCAGCAGATATTCAACCTGATTAGTCAAGCCGACCGATTACTTACCATGACTTTGGATGAGATTAATCTGAAGCTTTCCAAAGGTTTGGTGGATAAATGGGAGGTGGTTCTGCATGACTCCGCCATTAATTTGGTGAATAGCTTGATGATGGAAAACCCAGCATTCTTCGAGCAGGACTTTGAAAACCAATTGGCTCAGTTGATTGAGCGCGCCAAGAACATCGCAGCCAATATCCAGCTTACTACCGCTGCTCCTTTCAATGCACAATCTTTGGTTAGCAACATTGTAGCAGGCATCTAATGGCAACGATTAGTGAGCTGATAGCTGAAAAAACTCGGCGGCTCACCACCGTTCCCGATGAGTATTTGACTGCGGTAGAGATAGCGCAGAAGAAGCTTTTCCCACAAATAGTTGACATACTTCGGCAGCTGACTGTTGACTCCGCAGGTAACTTGGTTTTGAATAGTACCAACCTTGCCTTGGCTTCCGATGTGAAGCAATTGGTTCAGCAGATTCTATCAGATTCGGAATACATTACGGCGGTCAGTGATTATGCCAGGCAGATGGGTGAGCAGGCCAAGGTCAGCAATGATTTATTCGCCAAGACTTTTGAGGGTTTCACCCCAAGACCTGTAAGCCAACAGCTGCTAAGGACTACCCAACGAAACGCGGTTGACTTGCTTGTCAATGCCATCGGTAACCAAAGGTTTGCTGATGTGGTGAGGGAGAATATTGAAACAGCCATCAGTTCCAATGCGGGCTTTACTGAAACGGTCAAGCAGCTTCAGACTATTGTCACCGGAGATGAGCAAGTAGATGGAAAGCTTTTACAGTATAACAGGCAGATAGCACATGATACATTTGCCATTGCCGATAGGAACTACACCAGTGCGGTCAGTGAGGAACTGGAAGCGGAATGGTTCTTTTATTCAGGTAGTGAGATAGAAACGACAAGGCCGTTCTGTTCAGCAAGGCATAATCAATATTTTTATTATAGGGAGATTGAGAAATGGCCATCAACCGCAGGAGATTGGGCAGGTAGGATTCCTGGCACTAACTCATCTACCATCTATTCCTATGCTGGCGGTTACAACTGCCGCCATTCCATCATACCTGTATCGATTCGTAGGGTGCCTGAAAAAGTAGTTAGGGAGGCGATTCAAAAGTGGGGTTTTGAACCCACTGAAACAGAAGCCGAACTACTAGGGCTATAAATCCTTATTCCTAGTTCTGTATAAATCAAAAGCAATAAGCAGCAGACAACCGATAAACAAAGCTAGATTCATGATATCGTCTTAAAAATAATAAACCAAAACACTAGCAATAGACCCGAAACAATCAGCCAAAAGACTTTGATTTCCTTATTATTGTCATCCATTAAAAGCTACTTTTAGGCAATTATAAACATAAATTTATAACATTTTAGGTTATTTTTGCAATATGGACCACATAAAGAAAGCAATGAGCATGAAGACTGGCAGGGTTGCCATGCTTCCACCATCGATATACAACAATCCTGCTCGCATGGCTTCAGGTGGATGGGTGCTGATTGAAACGCCACCAGCTATTCCAATCCTTGAAACCAATCAGACAGCTCCAGCCGAGCCTACTGTTGATACATTAACATCGGACCAACCGACATCCGAAGAACCAAAGAAAAAAAGTCGGAAACCAAAACAATCTACAAATGATAGACCTGAAACAGCTGAATGAGTTTGCTGGAATCGAAGCGGAAAACTTCGACCAATTCAAAGAACAGTTCCAAACCAAGTTCGTACTAAAAGAAAACGTGGTCAAAGACCCCGATTTGACATCAGCCATTACTGGCAAGGTGATGGGAAGCCAGATGACAAAGATCAGGCAGATGTTCAAAGAGGAAGGCATTGAAATCACAGAAGAGGAAACCAAGACCATAAAAAAGAATGAGGAACTCTTCCAATTGGGTATGAACAAGCTGAAGGGTAGTTATATAAATCAACTCGAAGATGTCAAAAAATCCTCCGCACTTGGATCAGATGAACGGTTACGGGAATACGAAACGCGCATCCAGAAAATTGAGAAAGAAAAAAACGACATTAAATCTGCTTGGAAAAGCACTGGCGAAGAGTTTGAAAAATACAAGTCCGACATTTCCGCTTCAATGAAGCAGAAGGAGATTGACTATAAAGTCTCCAAAGCCAAGGAATCCCTGAAGCTTCGCGCCAAAATCAATGAGGCCGAGCGTGCTGGATTCGAGTCCATACTCAAGAACCGACTTAAGTTCGACATGGATGACAGTGGTTCACTGGTCATCATGAACGGCAATGGTGAGCGCATAAAGTCCAAGGTGAAGGCTGGAGACTTCATGCCTGCCGAGGAAGCCATGCAGGAGATAGTCAATGAGCTTGGACTTGGTGAATCCAATCCCCATGCTGGCAAGCCTGCTCCACAGGTACCATTGACAAACCAAGGCTTCGGACTTGGCAACCGCAATCCTAGACCCATGCCGAACCAACAAGCACCGGCAATGTCAGCAGGAAAGCGCATCCATCCTAGGGCTTCTAAATAAGACTCTTTTAATTAAGATAAGGAGGCTGTGAGAAATCACGGCCTTTTTCATTATATTTGCATCGGTGCGTGCCACTGCAATAGTGTGGATTTGTTGCAAGCCACTGCAATAACAGGGCAAACTCAACTAATTCTAACTTTAATCCATACTAAACCATGTCATGTTCTTCAACTCTGCTCGCTTGCCCAGATGTGCAGCTTGAGCTTAATTCTTATTTCACCACTTGTAATGTTGCTACCCTTGGCCGCGATTCAGCTTTCTTGGGTATGCTTACCTCGCCTGAGAACGTATCTGGAATCAACCAGGTAGTTAACCCTGGTGGCGCAAAAACCCGTACCGTTATCCTTCGCTACGATTCAGGCATTCCTGTTGCCAACGTAGAAGAAGTAACCGAGTGTAACTTGGACTGTGCCGCTACCAACCAAGGTGGTGACAACTCCGCTGAATACTCAATGGATATCTGCCAGAAAGTAAAATACGGTGAGTCTTATTCTGTTTACGAATTGGCTAACATCTGCCGTTCGAACCAAGACTTCATCGCTGCACGTTTGAACGCTATGGCTGGTGCCATCGAGCAAAAAATCGCTCAAAAGACCGCTGAAGAGTCAGTTCCTTTGGTAGGCGGTTGGGCTTCTGATGTATCCAACGTAACAGGTGCAGTTAAGGAAGTAGCCACCAAGAATGGTACTGCTTTGAACCCTTACTTCATGCCTGAAATCGATTTGGCTTCCAAGCAGACTGGCTACTGCGCTCCAATCGGAATCTTCGGAGGTTCAGAACTTTACCTTTCAACTGACTTGTTGAATGTAGGTTGCTGCGGTGTAGATGGCATGGACCTTATGGGAATCATGGGCCGCTACGGCAAAGTGGTTGCTTGGGATCCTTACATCGTTGATGCTTACGCTTCCAACAACTTGTCTTTGATGACTCAACTTGGAGCAATGCAGTTGCTAGTGTACACTGTAGGAACTGAAGCTTCTTTCAGCCCACTTGCCTCCGGTGCTTCCAGCAACTTCGAAATCATCCCATTGACCACTCCTCGCTACGGCATCCCAGTTGACTTGATCGTATCAAACAACTGCGGTCAGATCAGCATGACCATGCAGACTTCAACCAAGCTTGTTGCTTTGCCAACTGACTTGATCTGTTCTGGTCCTTCAGCTGGTGTGAACTTCGTGAACTTGATCGGAGTTAACAACTCGTAATTAGTTTCATTCATTAATTGGGAGGGGCTGTAAAGGCTCCTCCCTTTAATCATATCTGCATGGAGTGTTTCAAAGACCTTATTCAAGTCAGGGACCTATGTAACGCCCCTGCTCCCAAAAGCTCGATTTACATCGATGATGTCGGCGTAAGCCTGAATGACATCGAGAGCTTCATTACAAGCCAATACAGCACGGCTGAGGAGTATTTCAACGCAAGGGTAGACCATGCCGTGCGTGAGATGTCTCAAACAATCTACAACTATTTTCAAGGACAATACAACGCTGCGAGCCTGGTTGATTCGCATCGCTTGGGTATTTACAATGGCACTCAATCCGTGATTGCTGGAAACGGCAACTATCGCGGAATAGAGATGAGCTTCAATCAATCCGATACTTTCTACAAAGTCAGCATCGGTGAAATAAGCCTTTTGGTTGACCAGACCACCACGGTAACTGTGGAAGTTTGGGACTTGAGGCAGAATGTACTTTTGGATTCCATAGACATCAATACAACCGCAGGAGTGATTTCTCGCGGTTATCTGCATAAGACATATTTATCCGACAAGCAGCCATTGAACTTATTCATCGGTTATGATAGCACAGGCATCGGAGCTTATACCACCCCAATCAAATCGGGTCTTTGCTGCGGTAGAATCAGCTGCAACAACAGCTATGTATCCGCCTTTGGTGCCGAGGTTAATGGTGCATTTTATGATGACAATGTAACAGGGTTAAACCACTCGGCTGGCCTATCAGTAGTCTATGACATCGCTTGTGACCACATGAGTTGGATTTGCTCCCATGCGGAAAACCTTGCCCTCCCATTGGCTTATAAGACAGCTGAGATCCTGGTGGCAGATGCTGCTTATAACACATCAGGCGAGCGTGCGACCAATCACCATACCATCAACATAGACCAGTTGAAGGAACGACATTCGTTCTATGTCAACAAGTACAAGGAAATTATGGGCAATTGGCTAGGCAACATGCAGCTGCCAAACAACCGTTGTTTTCAGTGCAATACTCCCATCCGACATAAGATAACCTTGCCATGACCATTGAAGAGTTCAACCTAAAGCTTAAACAGGCATTGCTTGAGATTCAAGCCAATGATGTTCCGCTTCGGTTGGCATCTTATGGCTCGGTGGCTGAAGTTTCTTTAAGGGTATTTACCAATGGCGGCAATGCCAATGGGGGTCAGATTGGCCAATACAATTCCACAGAACCAATATATCTTAATCCTAAAAAGGCTTTTGGTGGCTCCAAACTTGGAACTCCTAGAGGCAAGAATGGAGATACAAAGTTCAAGAACGGGAAGCCTCATGTAACTGTTTATTTGGATTCATACAAGGATTATAAATCAATCCTAGGCAAGCCATCTGGAGGCGGTTTTGTCAACCTAGAACTAAGTGGAGACCTTAAATCCGACTTTGAGAATGGTGCCGTTCCAACTCCAACCCAAATAGGACCGCATGAATACGCAGTGCAATTAAAAAGGAATATCAATATAGATAAGGTCGCTGGCTTGGAGTCTCGCTACGGTAAGATATTCGCTTTGACAAATAAAGAAGTCGAGAACTTCATTGAAGATATTAAATTTGAATTCGCTAAAATATTTGGAGCTAAAGCATGATAAACGATTTATTTTGTGACATATCGGATAAGTTGATAAGTACCGGGTATTTCGATACGGTCTATGAGTATTGCGAAATCATCAAGCGTACCGATGGAACACTGCGCCCCATGTATTACAAGGGTCAGAAAGCAGGTTACGTTGATGTCCAGAACTTCGATGTAAACGGCACGGCCTATATCCGTAAGCGCGGCAACGTATCGGTTCAGGTCGATCGTAACGCCACGCGCCTAAGCTCTTGCGTTGACTCATCCCGAATGGTGCTGGCTACGTTTCCGCTTCGATTGGTGGTGGCTGTTCCCAAGTCGCAGCTGGAGGATTCTCCCCTAGTCGATGACATCTTAGCGGCCGACCTCATTGGGGTGCTTCAATCCGATATGCAGTCAACAGCCGTAGCCATGGATGCCAAGGAAATCAACTGCCTTGTAACAGGTTACGATACCGATGCCGTTACGATATGGGCTGCCGAGAACAAGGGGATTCTGTTTGACGAAACGAAAATTTATCGGTTCTCATACCTAGCTATCGATTTTATTTGTGAAATTAGAGGACAGGTCGAGTGCCTTCAAAACTGCCTGAAAAATGAATATTGACTGCTGCAAATCGTATGTAGGTAAACAGATAATAGGTCTGCTGCCAAGTGAGCAGGAATGCCTGTATTACTTGGTTATTGATTCATTATTTGTAAGCGGAAATAATTTTATTGGTTGCACCATTAATGGTCAGCCAGTAGGCAGCGTGGCCAATGCCTTTTTCACTTCTGTACAACCTACCACTACCAGCGAAACAGCTGTTTTTTGGTATAATGGAAATCAACCTGATACGATTGTAGTGCTTGACCCTTTCAATATTGAATTTCCTTTTACCTATACTAAAGTTACTGATCTTGATGGTAGCTGCGACCCAGCATGTTATCAAGCATCATTTGACTATGGTTATGTTGTTCAATACTTCGAATATTTCACCAATGGTGGCGCATACCCTGCATCATTTGGAGGTATCAGCATAGATGACCAGACAAGCTTGTATAACGCACTGGTTCAAATGTTAGGTCCCGATATTACCGTAT